CACCGCGACGGCCACCGGTACCACCGTGCACCGCGCCTTCAACAAACTGGCCAAGGACATCGAGGAGGGACGGTGGCAGCGGAGGGCCCCGGAGCGCCACGTCATCCCGGAGTCCCACCCCAACGACGACGTGCGCGCCAGCGACCTCATGCTGCTCGGCGCCCGCATCGTCAAGGGGTAGTCGTGCGTCAGCTCCCGCTTCTGCGCAACAGTGAGCGCAGTGATCTGCATTGTCCCTGGAAATGGGACATGATCTGGAACAAGGGACTGCGTCCGAAGCGGGAGCCGACGTGGGCCCTCTTCGGGAGTGCCTGGCACTACGGCATGGAGTTCTACTACCCCGTCGGCAAGAAGCGTGGGCGCCTGGAAGACGTCATCGACGCAGCCCTGGAGAACCTGGAGCTAGGGCGCCGGAAGGTGGGCGTTGACCTCGCGGACATCAGCCTCGACGACGACGGCGAGCCGGAAGAGGGCACCAGCAAACAGGACGTCGAGCTCATCAAAGCCGACGAGCTCATGGCCGTCATGTTCCGGGAGTACCGCAAGAGGTACGGCATGGACGACGAGTGGGAGTGCCTCCACACGGAGCAGCCCTTCCAGATCGACGTCCCTCATCCGAAGTACCCCAGGCGTTTCATCACGGTGTACGCCGGAACGTGGGACGCGCTCATGCGCAACCGGCGCACGGGCAAGCTGTGGCTGTGGGACCACAAGACCGCGCGACAGCTCCCGAAGCCGGACTACCTGGAGCTCAACGACCAGGCGGGGAGCTACCTCTGGGTGGCGAAGGAAGTGTTGGTGCACAAGGGAGTCCTGACGAGGAAGGACGTCATTGAAGGCATCATATTCAACTACGCCAAGAAGGCTCCGCCGGACCCCCGCCCCACCAACGCAGCCGGGCACGCGCTGAACAAAGACGGCACGGTCAGCAAGCGCCAGCCCACCCCGAGGTTCGCACGACACCCGGTACACCGCACCCCGCAGGCTCAGGCCATGCTGGCGCGACGGGTACAGCAGGACGCGGTGCTGATCGACAAGATGCGCCGGGGTCTCATCCCCATCGTCAAGCGCACGAACTATGACTGTCCGCGCTGCCCCCTCTTCGACCTCTGCACGTTGCACGAGCAGCAGGCCGACGGATGGGAAGACTACCGCGACGAGTTCTTCGTGGTCAAAGACGTGTACGCCGACCACCGTGAAGCTATGCAGCAGAACGGTATTGAACTAGGAGGGCACATTGGCTGAAGGAGCAAGTGGGGCAGACCGCGCCAAGCGGGCACTGACCCCTGAAGAGTTCTTGGAGAACCTGCGCGCGGACTTCAACTCGCAGGCCGCCGCCAAGGAGAACGAGGCACGCGACCTGGAGGACCGCATGCTCCAGCTGCGCGCGGAGGCGGCAGGGCTGCGGCACGGAGGGGTGGGGCTCGGGGAAGCCCTGGAGCTGTACGCCAGGGAAGTCGGGCGTGCCAAGGAGTTCCGGAGCATGCGGGACGGCGATATGCAGCCCGACCCCGAGATCACCAACGACTACTCCAGCTACCACGCCAACGCGGGGCGCAAGACCTCCATGCGCGACGTGCACACGGCCCCCGAGGGATACCCCCGATGACCGAGCGTACGCGCCGACGTAGGCGCGGCCAGACTGGTCGGCCCACGGCAATAACCAGCCTGACAGAGTCTGTGATGTACCACAACTGGCTGTTCCACAGCGATGCGGGCATCGGCAAGACCGTGTTGGCCGGTACGGCGCCGAAGGCACTGTTCCTGACCATCGAGGCCGAGGGTACGCAGTCCGCCGCGTACGCGGGCAGCAAGGCGGACCAGTGGGTCCTCCACAACCACGAGGACTTCCTGGAGGCGCAGGCCTACTTCGTGGACGGGTCGGGGTGCGAGGACTACGACTGGGTCCTGATCGACTCCGCCAGCGAGCTGGAAGACAAGGAGGTGAAGCAGATCCTCCACGAGGGCAAGAAGAAGAACCCTCGGCGCAGCCTCGACAAGATGGCGCTGGAGGACTACCAGATCCGCGACACCCGCATGATGGAGATCGTGGACACGTTCAACCGCCTCCCCATCAACGTCGTTTACACCGCGCACACCATGGACCTCGAGGGGCAGGACGAGCAGGGCAACCAGACCCTGACCGCGATGCCCATGCTGGGCAGCCAGAACAACGGCAAGCTGAGCCGCAAGATCTGTGGCAAGGTAACCCTCGTGGGCCACCTGGAAGTGGTGCGCGCAGAGCAGGAGGGCGAGAAGAAGAAGGCGCCGACGGTGCGCCGGTTGTACACCGAGGCGGTCCCCGGCATCTTCGCCAAGAACCGCATCGGCCTCGGCGAGTACGTGGACAACCCCACGATCCCGCTCCTGTTGGAGATGGCTGAGGAAGCACGCCAGAACGCTACTGCGGCGAGTGCACCCCGCACCCGTCGCTCGTCAAGGAGGGCAAGCTAAATGGCAGGACGTACCCGAGGCACGCGCGGTGGGCGCGCTGCGACTGTGACGCCGGAGACCGGCATCAGTGGCAACTTCAAGGACACCGAGTACAAGGAGAGCGGCGGCGGTTACGACGGCCCCGATCCGGCCACGGGCCTGTACCCGGCGAAGCTCACCAGCGTCGGCCCGCACACCACCAGCGACACCTCCATCGTCTGGACCTTCGACATCACCGACGGCAAGTACGCCGGGTGGCGTGGCTGGACCTACAGCGACATGGACAACGCCAAGTGGAAGACCCAGCAGATCCTGGTCGCCCTCGGCGTGATCGAGCCCAACGGCGACATCAACAAGACCTACGACCAGATCATGAAGGAGGCGGAGCCCTGCCGCATCCGGACGGTCAGCGAGTCGTACGAGGGCGAGCACCGCGCCAAGATCCGCTCTCTCCTGAAGGGCCTCGGCGCCAGCGCCGACGCGGCCGACGAGGAGGAAGAGGAAGAGGACGCGGACTTCGACGACAAGAAGCCCGCGAAGAAGGCCGCTCCTGCCCGTGGCTCCCGCAGCCGCAAGGCCAAGGACCCCGAGCCCGAGCCGGAGGAGGAAGAGGAAGAGGACGGCGACGAGGAAGAGGGCATCGACCTCGACGCGCTGGAGGAGGAGCTCGAGGACATGAGCCTCGCGGACCTCAAGAAGAAGGCCAAGGAGTTCGGTGCGACGCGCACCGAGATCAAGGACCTCGACGGCGAGGAGCTGATCGACCTCATCCTCGACAAGGCCGAGGAACAGAACCCCTCCTTCTGACCGAGCGGTTCACGGCGGGTACTCCGAACGGGGTGCCCGCCTTCTTCATGCCTGCAACCGGTTTTATGGGTACCTCGTGCACTCTGCCTCCGCCCGAGAACACGTCTAGACGACGAACTGGCCGTCTATAGACATGCATAATGCGTGCCTCGCTGGTTACATAATTCTATCGCCTTACATCGCTCTTCGGTCGCCGGGTAGAAAGGACTACCCCCAAGCCCGAAAAACTGGGGGTAGGGGTTTACGCGCGTTAAACCCCCTACCCGAATTTCCGTGGCGCTGGCCGCCGGGGCACCCGGAGGGGGGATGTGTAGACTTCCTCAACGGAGTCAACAGAACTCACCAAGAAAACAGAAGTTTGTATCTGGCTGCGGGGTAGGGCAGGATGGGCGGGCTGCCTTCGGTGGCACCACACAACTTCAGATTTCGGGTCCTTAGCCCAGTAGAGAGAAGTAGTAGTTGTAGTAGTTCTTCTTCTCTCTCTCACATCATCTCTCATAAAGGAGGAGGAATGGTGATGGAAGATGACGCCCAAAAAAAGGCACGCACGAAGTCCGGTGCTGGATGGGGTGGTTTTCGACAGAAGCACTGGGACGTGATGGGGAAGCGTGCGGTGGTCCAGGTGGACCCGATCGCCTACGAGTTCGTGATCCAGCTGGCGCGGATGTGCAAGCGCACGAACAAGGACATGTGCTCGCAGATCTTCGCCGCAGGTCTGGAGTCGCTGACCGGCTTCAGCATCAAGGAGATCTGCGAAGAGGAGTTCGGGATCAACGTGCGCTCCTCCGTCGGCGAGCGAGCGCCGTTCACCCACGAAGAGGTACGCCTCGCTGCCAAGAAGTTCTTCATCATTGACGGCGAGCTGGCCGATGGCCGGTAAGCCGAACAAGGAGCGCGTCAGCTACGAGGGACGGAGGTCCCTCAACAGCCACTACTATCGCCATCACGCAGGAGCCCCGAAGTTCACCGGCGACCTCGCGAGCCGCCTAGAGCAACACGACGAGCTGCACTTCCAAGCCCGGAAGAACGGTGTGGACCTCGGGCACACGCATCTGCCGTATCAGGACGGCGAGACGGACAACCAGATGGCCGCGCGCATGCTGGCGGAAGGCACAGAGCAGAGCTCGGAGTAACCATGGCACGAACATCCCAGGACGTGCGCGCTCTGTTCGCGCCGTGGTTGGTAGGGCAGGAGAACGACGGTGAGCACCGTGCGTTCTGCCCACTGCACGAAAAGCCCGGTCTGTCCAGCACACCGTCGGCGTCGTTCAAGTTCGACGCTGGGTTGTTCCAGTGCTTCGCAGGTTGCGGCGGTCTCTCCATTAAGGACCTGACCCAGCTCCTGCGCGACGACGGCACCCTCCCCACCGCGTCTCCCCGCAGCCGGAAGGCCGCGCCCGCTGACGACGCGGAGGCTATCTCCAAGCTCCCGAGCGAGGAGCTGTTGAAGGAGGCCACCGAACGGTTGTTCTCTAGTAGTGCCAACCTGAAGCTGATGCGGGAGAAGCGTGGGCTGACACGGGAGACCCTAGAGAAGTTTGGCATTGGGTTCTTCGAGGGGCGCTTCCTCATTCCCGTGCGGGACGCCAAGGGGCGCTTGGTGAACGTGCGGAAGTACAAGCCCAACGCCACGGACCCCAAGGACAAGATGATGAGCTGGTCCCGAGGGACCGGGAGCCGTCGTCTGTTCCTTCCAGACGTACTGGAGCACCACGATGAAGTAGTGCTAGTCGAGGGCGAGATGGATGCCATCATCGGCCAGCAGTACGGGCTGCCCACCCTCAGTCACACGGCGGGCGCTACGGCGTGGGACAGCCGCTGGAACCTGGAGTTCGAGGACAAGGTTGTGTTCATCTGCTACGACTGCGACGACACCGGGCGGCGGGGTGCGCGTAAGGTCGAGGGTCAGCTCCAGCGGTATGCCAAGAAGGTGCACGTCATTGCCTTGCCGCTGAAGGAGAAGGGCGCCGACCTCACGAACTACTTCGTGGATCAGGGCCACACGCTTCAGGACTTCCAGGCTCTGATGGAGGAGGCCCGCAACCGCGTCACCAAGGCTGCGCACCTCGGGCACATCCGGGCTCAGGAACCGAAGGTGGTGACGCTGGAGCGCAGCATGGACGGGCGCTACCACGAGGTGCCACTGGAGTTCACGGCGCAGATCGCGGGCAAGGTGCAACCGGCGTACATGATGCCGCGCAGGCTTGAGTTCAATTGCAATGAGGGCGGCGGGGCGCGGTGCAGTCGCTGCCCCATCAGCGGGCGCAACCATCTTGACGTGGACGTTCCCGAGCATGACCCCCTCATCCTGGAGCTGGTGGACAAGAGCACCGACGCCAGCCGGGCCGCCATGCTGAAGCACAGCGGGCTCCCGCACACGTGCCCAGACGTGGAGATCACCGAGCGGGAGATGTACTCGGTCGAGGAGCTCATCACGGTGCCGCCTGCGGATGAGCAGGTGGGGAGCGTGAACCCGGTTGACCGCAGGGTGTACAACGTCGGCCAGTTCGACACGCCGGTCAACACGAAGATTCGCTTCGTGGGTGTGAACACCACCAGCAAGAAGGACCGCCGCGCCAGCCTGCAAACCTGGGTGAGTGAGCGCACCACCACCAGCCTCGAGCAGTTCACTATGAACGCCGAGATGAAGAAGAGGCTTTCCATCTTCCACCCGGCGCCGGGCCAGACGGTGGTGCGCAAGTTGCGGGAGATCGTGCAGGACCTGGAGGCCAACGTCACGCGCATCTACGGTCGCGAGGAGCTGCACATCGCCTACGACCTGGTGTGGCACAGCGCGTTGAATTTCCGGTTCAAGGGCGTCGACGTCGGCAAGGGCTGGCTGGAGCTGCTGGTCATCGGCGACACGCGTACCGGCAAGAGCGAGGCAGCCAACCGGCTGTGCCGCCACTACCGTGCGGGCGTGCTGACCACCTGCGAAGGCGCCAGCTTCGCGGGTCTGGTGGGCGGTGCACAGCAGCTGGCCAACACGTGGATGGTGAGCTGGGGGACCATCCCGCTCAATGACACGCGGCTCGTGGTGCTGGATGAGTTCGGTGGCATTGCGGACAAGGGCATCCTCGAACAGATGTCCAGTGTGCGCAGTAGCGGCAAGGCGCAGATCAACAAGATTGTGAAGCAGGAGACCAACGCGCGCACCCGGCTCATCTGGATTGCGAACCCGGCAGACGGGCGCAAGCTCAACGAACTCAGCAATGGTGCTATCGACGCCATCAAGGGGTTGGCCAAGAACCCGGAGGACGTGGCGCGGTTCGACTTCGCCATGGCGGTGGCGAGCGACGAGGTAGACAGCTCCACCATCAACACCGACGAGCCACCCCAGGTGAAGCACCGGTACACCGAGCGACTGTGCGCGGACCTGGTGACGTGGGCGTGGTCGCGGTCGGTGGACCAGATCGTCTGGCAGGAGGGCGTGGAGACGCTCGTGCTGGAGAAGGCGCAGTCACTGGGGCGCAAGTACATCAGCGAGCCGCCGCTCATTCAGGTGGAGAACGTGCGCCTGAAGATCGCTCGGCTGGCGGTGGCTGTGGCGGCCCGGCTGTTCAGTAGCGATCGCACGGGTGAGTGCATCGTGGTGACGGCAGAACACGTTGACGCCGCCGTGCTGCTGCTCAACCGGTTCTACCGCATGCCCAGCATGGGATACACCAACCACAGCACCCGCGTGCTGAAGGACCGGGAGCGGGCACGGGAAAATGAACAGTTCATCTTCGACTACCTGCGGGCCCGCCCCGAGGTGTTCGATGCGTTGCAGATGGTGCAAGGCGATGTGTTCAAGCTGCGGGACTTCGAGGAGTTCGCGGCCATGAGTCGGTTGGAGGCACAGGAAGTGGTCACGGTGCTGCTGAAGCACCGCATGGCCCGGCGCATGACCAAGGGCTACATGCGGCCCGAGCCCGCCCTCATCTCAATCATTAAGAAACTGGACGCACAATGGGAAGAGTAGAACCGTGCAGCGAGTGGCAGGGTGCCCCATGCTGGTGGCAGCGGTGGTGGCCTGGTGGGCAGCGCGGACGGGCTGCCATCGTCGTGAAGCGGGGTAGGACCGCCGTGCAGCCCACGAGAGTGGCCAGCCGAAGCACCCCCTACCCCGCTCTCACCACTCGGCAGGAGGGCACATGACACCGATGCCGCCGGACGGCTATACCGGCGAATGGATCGTGCGGGTGAAGGGCCTCAAGAGCCCTGAGCAGGCAGCGCTCGCCGACGACCTGATCCGAGAGGCTATCGAGCTGGACGGTCCTCCGGGCGCTGAGGTCATCTTCGACCGTTCTCGTTGGCAGGGCGGTGACTTCTGATGTTCAAGGTGTACTTGTCGTATTCCGATCATCTGAAGTCGGTTGCGGTGCTCGATGACGATCTGCTGTGGCAGCAGCTGCACGACGCGTGCGGCGCGGTCCAGGTGACGTGTGCGGCCACGCCGAAGTCCAAGCTGCTGACCGCGCGGATGTGGTGGGGCTACGAGGCGTGGCTCACGTTGTACGTGCGTAGGCTCCAGGTGGAAGCGCAGAGGCGCGGACTCGGCTCCTGGGTCGACGACGAGCGCAGCAGCCCCTACGCCACGGCGTGGTTGACGCTAGTGGGTTCCGGTCGACCTCAGGCTCCGAAGCCGCCGCGTTGGTTCGGTGGGCTGTGGTTCCTGGAGGCCAATCGCAGCGAACTCATTCGCATCAACCCGACCCACTACGCGCAGCGCTTCCCCACGGCGCGCATGGAGCTGCCGTACCTCTGGCCGCAGAACAGGCCGGGAAGGTTCGACTACACCGTGGAGATCAGCCGATCAGACCTGGAACTCCTTCAGGTGGGCGAACGCGTCATCCCTCGGGATCACCTCGAATACCTTGCTACGAAAGGACTGATGTGAAGATTCTCGTTTTGGGGTGCGGCCCCGCTGGCCTCCTCGCAGCCCACGCGGCCAGCTTCCTTCCGGGCACCGAGGTGAAGATCGTGAGCCGCAACCGGCCGTCTGACCTCTTCGGGTGCCAGTACCTGCACGGTCCTGTACCCGGTCTGGATCTGGCGACGACTACCGTCAACTACACACTGGTTGGCACGGTCGGAGACTACGCGGCGAAGGTCTACGCCGGGGCCCAGCCCGGTCCGGTGAGCCCGGAGCAGTTCGCCGGAGCACGTCCGGTGTGGGACATCCGGCAGGCCTACCGACAGTTGTACGACACATGGTTCGACGCTATCGAAGACGTGGAGCTGGCGCCGGAGCTCATTCGGCCGATGCTGGACCACCTCGCGCCGGACCTCGTGGTGAGCAGTGTTCCCCTCCCGGTCGTCTGCCAGCGTCCCGGCGAGCACGCGTTCACAAGCCAGACGTGCTGGGCTCTCGGAGACGCGCCGGAGCTTGGCCAGGGCGTGCCCGTGCCGTGCCCGGAGGACACCGTGATATGCAACGGGACGGACGACACCGGCTGGTACCGCGTCAGCAAGGTCTTCGGCCACAAAACGGCGGAGTGGCCTGGCCTGCGACCCCGCCCACCCTTCGCGGGAGTGGTGCCCTTCCACAAGCCCCTCGCGACCACCTGTGACTGCTGGCAGGACCCGCAGGATGGTACCGAGCGCACCATCATGCGCGTCGGGCGGTACGGCACGTGGACCAAGGGCGTGCTGAGCCACGAAGCGTTCAACCGCGTCTTCGCGGTCCTGACGGGGGTGACCACATGAC